GCCGGTGGCGGCAGTTAGTCGGGTGTATTGCTCCTGAATCATGTTGATCGGGTTACGCAATACTCCAACAGACAATCCAGCACGATCAGCAACGTGGCGCTCCACAACCTGCATTTCTGACATTTCCATTGAAACCAATAGCCCTTTTCCCTTCTGCCGGCCGATTGAGTTAGCGATATTAATTGCCAGCTCAGTCTTACCCATGCCCGGCCGACCAGCGATGATGATCAGGTCAGTGCGGTCAAAGCCGCCGTACTCGTCGTCCATCGGTTCAATGCCGGTTTTCAGATAGAGTCCAGACTCAGCTCCATGCATTCGCTTTTCCAGCACCTGCATGTAATCGTCCAGCATGTCGCCCACTCGACGAGGCACCTTGTCGTTAGTCTCAAACTGCAAGCGAGATACAATCCCTGACACTTCCGCTATGCACTCGTTGATATTGTGAGAGCCAGCACTGCGCAGGATTTCCGCTGCCCTGATGAATTCAGACTCACCCTTGCGTAGCATCCAACACTGACGAACTCGCTTGGCCCACGCCTTGATGTTTGCCGATGACTTGCATCGAGATGAGACGGTCAACACCATGTCTTTAGTGCCAGCAGGGACGGCCTCTTGAATGGTGAACGGGTCTATGGGTTCGCACTTGCTCAGTAGCGCGGATATCACTGAATACATGTTGCGTAGGTGGAAGTTCTCAAAGGCTTCAGCGGGAAGCTTGCCAGTGATTTCATGACAGTCGATGTGATCGCCTTTGATAATCATCGAGCCAATCAACTGCTCTTCAAAGTCGTAACTGTCCATTAGTCGTCTCTCCCTAAAATTTCGTCAATTTTCTCTTGCCGAAGTGCGGTTTCGATCCCGTACTTTTTCCCGCTTGGATTGCTGCCCTTGGCCCACTCAGTAGGCTGGTAGCCAAACTCGATATAACCGTTGATCAGGGTGTCAACGTCGCGTGGTGTCCTACCAGTCTCATCACATTGCTTCAGGTGGGATGCCCACAGGCGCTTCAACCCATTTTCGGTAGTGGTCGTGATACTGAGTATTTTTGGGAGTCCGTGACTTTCGGCTTTGCAGTTCCAAGTACTCTTGAACCGATCCCTATCGAACTCTGGCATTTTTGCTCGGGGGTTAGTTTTTTTAGCTCTTGGGTTTGTACCTGCCTGACGAGGGGTTTTCTTTTTCGATTTCTCAACCTCATCCAAAACCACATCGTGGGTTTGGGTAGTTGTTTTTACTGTCTTTGGAATAATGTCTATGGTGTCCCCCTGTTTTGAGGGATTGCTATCCCCTAAATTGAGGGATTTTTCATCCCCTATTTTGAGGGATTTAACCTCAATTTGAGGGAGCGCCCATTCTGATACGTTTTTATTGATGCCAATCATCTGACCGACAGCAGTTAACACGTTCATTTTTATGAGTTGTACTCTGGTTTCACTAACCCGTTTCACCGGCAATTTTGCTATCCCAGATATTTGGGAGTTAGCAATTCTATCGCGTGGCTTATTCCATCCGTAGGTAAGCCGGATCACCGCAAGCAACACCTTGAATTGGCGTTTGGTAAAATCTGCGCCTGCAAGCTCTTCCAGAATCATTGTTGCCAGTCGGGTATACCCATCATCAAGATCGGCCACGCGACACTCCACGACCTCCAGATGAGGCCTGATAGGTGAGACATTGTTGTTATAATCGATAGCGTTACTCATTGGCTTTTCCCCGGGTGGCTTTAAGCCCACGGAAAATCTCAGTGAACTTGTGACCGAATATTGGATTGTCCACGCAGACCATGACTAATTCGTCTGGCTTTGCAGAGCGCTGCTGAGTAACGTCTCGCTGTTTTGCGTTAGTTTTCTTTCGCATCATTTGGCCTCCATGCGCTCAAACTCAATTACCCATACCCATGGGTTAGCCTGCCAGTTCTCACCCTCTTTCTGTCCGTAGATTGAGTCCCATAATCCGCGAAAAACGACATCAGGTCGGCAGTCGCCATTATTAAATGGCCCGTAGTATGGAACGCCATCATCGACGTAACATTCCAACCCCTCACTGATCGCATCCTGCTCACTGATATCATTCAACCGCTCAACACGAACGCCGGTGATTAGCAGGTTGATGCGTGACGCCCAGCGTGGCATGTGGATTGATGGACGCCATGTACCCTCATACTTCATGTTTGTGGTGTCAGGCTTCCAATAGGCTGAATCAGGGATTGAATACAGCCCATAATCACCATGTTTTTGTTCGCAGCTAGCCTTGTATATGCGGGCGGCCGCTTGCTCATCACCTTTGACCATATTGTCTTGCCAATCGACACAAACACCATCCTCGTTGCCAAGAAGAGCGAATGTCTCGCGAACCCATAGCTGATCGCCCACCGCACCCAGCGGACAGGCATACCCTTCATCCTCATCAGCCACGCCAAACACATCCTTTCTTGCGGGTTGCAGATAACCGTCTTTGTCTATCACTCCCGGCGTGTACCAGTGGGCCGTGAAGTCCATCGCTCCATGAATGGTTTGTGGGTGAAAGTGCTCGGACGGCTGAGCCTTCATAATCCGGCGAGTCTGTGTCTTGCGACCACTGAGAATGGCGTTAACCATCTCCGAGTTGAATAAAATTGGCTTCTCGTTCATAATTACTCCTGTGAATTGATCCAGTTAAAAGTTCATAGTGATTTGCTCTGAAGCCTCGGTTACCGCCGGGGCTTTTTGCTTTCCGGTCACCGCAATCACAGCCTGCCTTGCGATTTCCCTTATCACGCTCGTCTCCCATATCTTCTCCAGAAGAACAAACGTCACTGCCATGTCATGTACGTTTAACCGGCTGACCTTTGATTCGGCCCAGCCAGCCTCCCGCGCAAACTTGCTCTGGCCCTTGATAGCCATTCGGCTTCGTAGCTCAGATTCAACTTCCATAATTCTCTTGCTGTTACTTGCACGTTCCATTGCGTACTCTTCCCTTGTTAGATGTTGTTACGTGACAAAGCCGTAGCTAATGCCACTTGTGATTAGTTTTTTGGTGGTGCACTTTTCAGCGCTCGATTGAAGTGTTTAATGCGGGTGGTTATTAAGCTGCTTGTTCTGGGTGTTTGAACAGGTGTGGCAAGTCAGGTCGAATCTGATAGTCCTCAATAGCACCACCAGTTGCTTTAACTAATGCATCAACGTTTTCAGGCGCTACTTTTGCCTTGTTGTGCAACCACTTCTGAACGGCTGATTGGCTTACGCCGCACGCTCTTGCTAGTTCCTTTTGAGTACCAACAATGGCGATAGCGGTTTTAATAATTTGGTTCATAAAACTACCTCCGTTGTAATTAAAGATAAATATATAACCATAGTTGTTTTATTGCAAGCAAATGGTTGTTTGACGGGTGATTACTACGGTTGTATTTTCGCGAGATGAAAATGGAACTAGCAGAACGATTGAAGAAGGCGAGGAAGGCCGCAAAACTAACTCAAGTACAGCTTGGTGAGCGTGCTGGTGTTACGCAGGCGGCGATTCAGAAAATTGAAGCGGGCAAGGTCGAAAAGACTGGCTACCTCGTTGCGCTGGCTAATGCCCTGAATGTAGATCCTCAGTGGTTATCTGGCGAAGCAACTAATCCAGACAGCAACTCAAAGCCATATAGATCTGACTCTTCTATCCCCCCAGAATCTGAATGGGGAAGTGTTGATGCATGGGATAGCGATACTCCGCTGCCAGATGACGAGGTTTACATTAGGTTTTATAAAGATATAGAGCTGGCAGCTGGGCATGGTAAAGAGAATGGCGATGACCATAACGCTTTTCTTTTACGTTTTTCTAAAGCTACATTGAGGCGATATGGAGCACAAAAGGAAAATGTAGTCTCGTTCCCCATACACGGAAATAGCATGCTCCCTGTCATGCCTGAGAAAACGACGGTTACCGTCGATACTGGAAATAAGAAGATTGTCGATGGGGGGATCTATGCGATTTGTCAGGATGGACTTTGCCGCTTAAAAATCCTCTACCGCTTACCAGGTAACAAGTTAAGCATCAGAAGCTATAACAAAGATGAATTTCCTGATGAAGAAGCTGATCTGCAATCTGTTGAAATAATCGGTCGAGTAATCAACTGGTCAGTAATGGCTTGGTAGCTAACCCACTGCTAGCCCATAGAGGGGTGT